CGTAAGTACCGCCCATAGATCCCATACGGTTAAGAGGGATAACGGCCTCAGGGCCAGCCTCACCGATAAGGGCCATAGTCGCACTGCTTACTATTCCACCGTCAGCCATTGTTGCAAAGGCATCGTTTTTAGCTAGCTTGTTTGCTAGCGCTTGGCCTGTAAGTGTGGACTGATAAACATCCGGGCCAAGATAAGTACCGCCTACGTAATTAACGTTAGGTGTGCCCATAACCGTAGCAGTAGGTTTAATAGTAGTTAAGGCTAATAACGCAGCTAGAGCTGCCTGCAAGGTCGCTAGCCACGCCTCAAACGGATTAGGTACGTCGCCGAGGCTAATCATTACACCGCGTAACTGTCCGAGTAACGCCGCATCCTGCGTAATAAGGCTGGCAAACTTAGCTGCAGCTTGTACGTTGCCCTCGTTAATCGCATCCTCTAGCTCGAGGATATTAGTTTTGAGCCGGATGCGTACCCGGTCCTCCTCGGTCTGTTTAGCCATAGCGGCAGCTGCGAGTTGGATACGATCTAAATCAAATAATTTATTAGCTTGGTTGAGTACCGCGCTCGCCTTTTCTAAAGCTAATTTCTTTTGTGCCTCGGCAGCTAATTTTTTAGCATTAGCAAGTTGTACCTTTTGAGCAGCTGCAAGTGCCTTAGCTCTTTTAAGTGCCTCGGCCTCAGCTTGTGCCCGTAACTTTTCTACTGCCGTTAAACTGTTGCCGGTAGACTGGCCTGAGACAGTCATAGGGGTCTTAAACGGTCCGGGCTTTAATCGAGTAGCTTGGCCTAAACCTGCAAGGTCCTCAATAATCTGCCCGCCAAAGGCTATATACAGATCGTGCCAAAACCCGGGCTCTCCCGCAATGCTCGTTTTAGGTGTAATTTTATCTACGAGACTAGCTACACCCAAAATAACATCGGCTGCAGTTTGGCCAAAAGTCTCCATAGCCTTAGTAGCGCCACCTATACCAGCATCACCGGACAATAAAACAAAACTATCTACAAGCCCTTTTCCTATAGTCTCTTGCATATTGTCGTAAGCGACTTTAATTAAACTTAGTTGCCCCGCGTAGGTACTTAACTGGGCTGCGTTTTGCCCGCTAAATTGTTTGTTAAGAGCTGTCTGCAATTCGATAAAAGAGGCAGTTTTTAATTCTGTCTGAGTTAAACCGAGGTTATATTTTCTAAGTCCTTTTGTGTTACCTACATAAGCCTGGGCTATATCGTTTGAGACTCCTACCAAACTCTCGCCGCTGCCCGCTGCAACATCGAGGGCTAAGCCTAAGAGCTCTTGCGATTTAGTAACGCTGCCTGTAGTAGTCAATAGGGCCTGCATAGCCGGCCTTAATTCACTATCGAGTACGCCCGAGGTCTGCTCTAAAGTAGATATATAGGATCTAACTCTCTGATCCTCAAAGGCTAAGTTTAAGTTACCTAGAGTTTTAGTAAGAGTAGCTGCGGCTTTATCATCTGCTAAAAATGCTTTAACGGATGCTTTACCAAACTTAACAACGGCGGCTGCCGATAAAGTTACGCCTACTGTTTTGGCAAGGTTTTTTACAGTTTTATCAAAGCTGTTTACGTCCTTGCGGGCTTTGCCTAAGCCCTTGCCGTCATACTCTGAGGCAACACTAAATACTAAATTAGGTAGTGCCATTATGCGGCCCGTCCGTAACTACTCTTGTTAATTTTATTAAACTTTTCTATAGCTGTAGAAATAGCCAAGATAACCGCATCCTGCGCTTTACCGCGATCCTCGTAAGCAGCTCTATAAATCATACGGCCGCGTTCCATTTGTTTATCTCCGTAGAGAGGTCCCATACGGTTAATGAAATGAGCACCTGCACCTGGGTTATTAGACCTGCTTGCAGGATCTCCACCCGGGTTTAATCTGCCAGCTGTTTCGTAAATAGCTCCAGCCGCGGATTTATTAGCTATGTAATACAAAGATCTAAAGCCGTCGGGATTTCTTTTACTAGGAGCCTGCGAGTAAACAATTCCTTTTACTACGGTCGAGTAGTCATACAAAGGAAATAATCTTTTTTGGCCCGTAGATGCTGCGCCTCTAAAAGCAGAGTTACGAGCTGTAATTTTCTTACCTACGCTGCCCTCGGCCCAACCGTATAGGTTGTCCGGTTGAGGACTAGGCGCATAACCTCTAGCTCTATTGCGCATAGGGATCATCACGTTTTTAATATCTTTATTCATTTCTTTAAGGAGATCAGGGTCAAACTTGCGCATAGCCTTAACGGTGGCGAGCACCCCCTTTAGCTCTACGGGCATTTTGTGCCTCCTTAGCTTGGTCGTTTAATACTTGTACTAGGTTTTGGAACATCGCTACATCTAGGTCTAACAAGTACTGGGGCGGGATATGGGTAGCTACGGCTAACTGCGCCACTAGATACCCAAAACTCCCCCGCCCCACTACCCCAAAGGGAGATCGTCTAAAACCTCGACTTTAGATAATGAGTCTAAAAACTCGGGACCAAACACCGGTACAACCTCGCCGCTTGTGCGTATGCACTCGTGGGCTAACCAATATAGATCGCTCTGCTTTTCATCATCCCTAAACGCTTTCATAAAACCCTTTTTAGCGTACAGCTCAAAGGCATACTCGATACGTGGCGTAATCTGATGCTCAGATACGTTTCCGTCTGCCCTTGTTATTTTGAGTCTTGCCATTTGTTTGCCCCTTAGTCTGTTATCAGGATGTAGTGATTACGATAGGTGAGTTACAAGTAAATGTAATTGACTGTGTAGCAATATCGCCTACAGCGCCGTTAATATCGGTAGTGTTATTTACCAAGATAGTAGTGCTGTATAGCGGGTTAGTAGCTGACGTTACCGCGCTTGTCTGCTTAAGAGTTAGTGGCACTGTTGTACCCCACGCTGCTTGCAGTGTTGCGTTTACGTTTGCCGCTGCAGTATCGCTAAGGAAATCAAGCGTAATAGTGCTTTACTCTAAACCCTTAAAAAACTTATGAGCTGTGTCGCCCATAGCTGTAACCTCAAGCTCGTCAAAAGCTCGGTTAATTGTGGCAGCGGTTACGTGATCTGTTAGCGCTACCGAGTTCAGAGTTACCTGAACCGTATTTGATAAATAAATTGCCATTGTTCTTATTCCTCTGTTTTCTCGATAGGTGCGGGTACTGCCTTTGTTACTTTTTTATCAGCCTCGGTAATCTGTCCGATTTTGATTAAAAACGCTATATCCTCATCTGTGTAGCTCATTTGTTTACTCCCAACTAGTTAATACGCTGATACTAAAATCGGCCGTCAAAAGGTCTCCGCTTTGTACGCTGAGTACTGAGGGAGCCGTCATACTGCCAATATTCATAACGATATTTGAGTTTGCTAATTTCTTAAAAACTGCGCAGGCCAGAGTTTCGATACCGTTGAGATTTCCACGGTTATCGAGCATCGGCACCGTCATAATAATTTTCAGGTTTGCTAAAGGTGAGATATTTATATTTGTGTTATTGCTTGGCGTTAAATAACTATCTGCCGGCGCGACGATAACGCTATTAGCCGTAATTGTTGGAGGCGGGAAATCGTAGGTATTCCACACGTTATTATTAGCTAAAGCCGCTGCGATAGTCGCACGGAGCGTAGTTATTGGGGTAGGCATCTGCTATCCCAACATACTTAAAGGGTTTTGATAACCGGCAATTAGGCCCCTAATTTTGCCGATCATTGAGTTACCCATACGGTAAGGGCTAGGGCTAAAACCGTCGATAGTTACGCCGCCTGTTTGTGATACTTGACGGGCTTGGAAAATATCTACGGCTAGGATCATCGCCGCCTCTCTTACAGCTGGCGTTGTTGCGTAGGTACTTGTCTTTGTATCTGCTCCTACAGCTGAGCCATAAGGCAATACACGAGAGAAATTAACGTTAGCGGCAGTCTTAGCAAACTGAATAAAACTATATCCGTTTGGCCAGTTCCATACGTTTGTATTCCAGCTAATAGCAGGTATGAGATTTGTAGTCCCAGTGCTCCACGGAATAGTCCCGGTAATTGTGTAAGTCCCGTTAAAAGTGGCACCGCATCCGCTGAGGGTCACGCTCTGCCCGGTGCTAAATATTGCAGGGTTAGCGATCATTACAGTAGCTACGTTATTTTGTAACGTTGTGCCTACTACAGGAGCAGAGTCAAACCATAAAAATTGGTTGAGAATATCCTGAGCAGACTGGCAACACTCCTCTATAACAGAGTCCGGATATAAATCGCCAATTCCTAAATTATCTCTAAGCTCTTGCTCGGTTACGTATGTCGCTGCCATTTGTCTACTCCTCTCTAAAACTATGGGCCGGTAGGGCTCAAAGGGCTAAGAGCCCTACCGACTGCTATAGGTATTTATCAGGTTAGGTTGTAACGAACCAAACCGTTTGGCATCTTGACGATAGTTGCCATAAAGCCGTAAATCGCAACCTGCACCTGCAAGTTAGATACGACGTTTACAGACATATACGCCTGTGGGCTGCGATAAACAGTCATCGCCTCAGGCGCAACAATAAACGCTGAGTCGTCGATAGTTGTGCTAACCATTTGATGATCTACGTATAAATCGAGGCCGAGCACGTTACCGCGGATGCTTGTAGGTGTTGATAGACCGCCGCTATTCATCGGAGCCGCGGCATTGTAAATTGGTCGCCCCGTACTATCGGTCGCGCCCATTAGTAGGCTCCACTGTGATGGACCTGCAACGTAGTTACGTGCAAAGTAGCTAGTGTTTTTATAAATATTAGCTGACTCTGTTGATACGTAAGAAATGATACCTGCGCTTGTAGCTGCTACTGCAGTACCTTGTACGCCACCTGCTACTACGTCTGCGATTACTGCAGCATCTGTAGCAAGAGAATAGGCACGCTGTAACTGGTTTGTTAATTCCGCATAAAAGTTTGGATCTGATCTTTCGAGGAGTTCCACGCTCAGCGTATTCATACCGGAGTATTTCTTAACTGTACCTGAGAGGTATTGAGTAACCATACCTGTATTAGCTACAGCTCCAGCCTCAGCCTCAACTGTTACAACTGGTGCTGTACCTGCTTGACCGCCGGCGCTTGTAACAAGTGACGGTACGCTGATAGTCATACCACTTTGTGGCAAAACTCCAGAGCTAAGTGCGTTAATCATAGGTGTATCGAAGTTTGTGTTTGATACAAACTCTGAGAGGTATTGAGTTGGGTTAAATGCAGGGTTTGTAGAAAATGAGTCATCTGCTGCAGTTACCCATAGCTTTGAGTCATCATTACCTAGAGCTGCTTTAATCTTGTGCTCTGTGTATGCAGCCATTGAGTTAATCGGTGTACGTACTCTTTGTGAGTCTAGTACTGACGGACGGATAATCTTACGAGCGGCCTCGACCTTTTCAGCCTCGACCGGTGTATCTACCGGAGTTTCCTCAGGTGTATTTTCAGGGGCTGTAGTCACAGCATCCTCGCTTTCGGTTTCTGTTTCGGTTTCGATCTCTACGATAGTCGTAGAAATAGTTGTTGTTTTCTCTTTTGTACTTGTAGCTGCCTCGAGTGCTGCTCTAGCTGCTGCAATATCAGTGACGGCGGCATTTTGGAAAGCCGCACTTTCGACAAGGCTGACTTCCTTGAGGACAGCTGCCGTAACTAACAGGTAGTCCCCCATTGGCTTAGAGGCAGTTACATCTACCCCTACGGATAAGCCGCTTACTAGGTTTTCCTGAGCTAATACGAGCGCATCCTGTCCCCGGGAACTGCTCGATAACTTAAAGGATCCGTAAACGCCATCCGGAGCTGTTCCCTCGCTAAATGAAATAGCTCGACCTACCGGCTTATCTTGTTGATGTTGCGATAAAAGTTTAATTTTAGATACATCCGGAATTGCAATAGAGCCGCGCTCAAACATCACAGGTCCGGCGCTTGTAAAACCTACTTCGCCATACGGTGCAACGAGTCCCGAGATTACTCGGCGCTCTGTGTCTGCAGCTTGTATTTCTTGACTAAACGTTAGTAGCACTTGCATCTCCTAGCGGTGTGAGTTGTTCCATCTGACGAGCTTGATCTACGCCAATTAGATTTAGGTTTAACATCTTTTCGATTACGTCTAAACGCTCTCTAGCATCTGCGCGTAAAAATGAGTCATCCACTGCAAAACGGACCTGATTAGCAGAGTTTGTAATATCGTTCATAGATAAACGATCCTCAATAGCTGAGATATATGGCTGTAATGAATAAGCCACAAACTCTTTACGACCGTCGATAATATTTTGATACGTCATAGAGTTATTCATATCTGCAGAAATATAATAAGCCGGTACGTTCATAGCACGAGCGATTTCAGTAGCTAAATATTGTGATGCCTCGTTATACATCATATCTTTAGGACTAAAGCCCACATTTTCTACGCTGAGAGTGCTGGTTAAATAAGCCGTACTACGCGATGCAC